TGAGAACTACAAATTCAGAAACGACGCATTAAGAGCGTCAATACACTAAACAGGAGGTCAATACCATGAGTGTAAAAGAGTTAATGCAGAAACGTGAGGCACTGGTCAAGGAGATGACCGGTCTCGTGGATGCGGCTGATGTTGAAAAACGCAGTCTCAACGAGGATGAGCAGAAGAAATTCGCTGATCTGAAAGCACAGGTCGCAGACATCGATGCAACAATCGAGGCAAAGAGAGCACTCGAGGATGCACAGGTCGCAGACGACGGGGACGATGAGGACAAGGAGCCGGAGACTCGCTCGGCAGAGGATGTTGAGGAGTTGGAGGTACGTGCATTTGAGCAGTATCTTCGCTCGCAGGGACGCATCGAGACAAGAGATGATGCAAACATGACATTCGGTGCTAACGGGGCGGTAGTTCCCACAAGCATCGCAAACAGGATCGTCGAGGACGTGCTGAAGATATGCCCGATCTACGCTGATGCAGATCGTTACAATGTGAAAGGCTCTCTCACACTTCCGTACTACGACGAGAGCTCTTCACAGATCGTCTGCGGATATGCGACAGAGTTTGTTGCTCCTGACGCAACCACAGGCAAGTTCAGCGCAATCACTCTGACAGGATTCTTGGGCGAGGCACTGACAAACGTCAGCAAGAGCCTTATCAACAACAGTCAGTTTGATATCGTTGATTTCGTAGTTCGCAAGGTTGCAGAGGCTATTGCGAAGTTCATCGAGAAAGAGCTGCTGATCGGTACACCGGCAACCACAAGCGGCGGCACCACTGTTCCGGCAAAGATCGAGGGACTTTCTTCACTTGCAGCAGGACAGATCATCGAGAGTGCGGCAAACACCGCAATCACCGCTGACGAACTTATCCAGGTGCAGGAGCAGGTACCTGATGAGTATCAGGCTAACGCTTACTGGATCATGAACAAAAAGACACGCACTGCAATCCGTCAGTTAAAGGAGAGCGGCACCGGAGCATACCTGCTCAACAAGGATGCTAACTCTCGTTGGGGTTACACCCTTTTCGGCAAGGATGTTTACACAACCGACACTCTGCCGGAGGTTAAGGCGGCTAACGCAGGCAAGGTTGCCGTTTACTATGGCGACATGAAAGGTCTTGCAGTTAAGGTTTCAGAGGATATCGAGGTTGAGGTACTCCGTGAGACTATGGCAACAAAGCACGCCGTTCAGATCGTCGGTTTCGTAGAGCTTGATTCAAAAGTGCAGAATAGCGAGATGATCGCAGGACTTGCACTCAAGTCAGCTTGACGGGGGTGATCCTATGACAAAGGTCAAGGCACTTGTTCCTTTTGTGGGCGAGATTGTTATGAATACCGGTGAGACAAGAGAGGTTTCTGACGAGATCGCAAAAGACCTCATCGGTGCAGGGTATGTCACTAAAATTGAGGATAAAACCGAGAAGAAAGTGACAAAACCTAAAAAATGATATGGCGGTTAGAGTTGGTTGCTCTTAACGCATACGTGACGCTATGGGTGGATGGGATGATCAATCCTGCCACCCACTATGTCACGATATAAGGAGGATAAAAATGAGCATATCAGACATCACGGCGGCACAAGTTGCTGATTATCTGCGAATCGATGATCCGAGTGAAGTTGAAATGTCAGAGATTGAAATGTTTATGGATTCGGCGAAAGCCTCTATCCGCTCAATGACAGGACTGTCGCAGGAGAAACTCGACGAACTGGATGATATGGTTCATCCGTATTTTCTTTTGATTGCAGAGCAATTCGACAATAGAAACGGTCATATCGAGAATAAACAAACTGTTATGAATCAATCAATCATGGAAACGATCAGACGGCACTCCGTCAACTATCTGTGAGGTCAGTATGAGAACAATGAACATCGGCAGGCTCAACAAAAGAGTCAGAGTCCTACGAAAAGACGACTCCGTGAACGTGCTCAATCAGAAGTCAAAGGATCTCGTAGAGGTCAAAACTGTATGGGCGAGCGTGGCACCGGTCAGGGGCACAGAGAGATATGAGCTGCAAAAGCTCCATGAAGAAATCACATATAGAATCTATATGAGATATTTTTCAGGAGTAACGGCGGATATGTATATCGAGTGTGAGGGACGGCTTTTTGAGATTCAGTCGGTTGTTGATGTAGACTTCGAGCACAAGATGCTTGAGATCGACGCAACGGAGAAAGTCAAAAAGGCAGGGTGATCTTATGGAGGCAACAGTCACAGTCAAAGGGATTGATGATCTTGAACGCTCGATGCGTGATATGGTCAAATTATATCCCGATATGGCAGGGGATTGTTTGCGGAGCGAGGCTATAAAGACGAGGAAAGATATCGTTAAAAACGCCCGTTCTGATACGAATACTCGTTCAAAATCACGTATGTCGCTTGGCAGAATCGGCTCATACAGAGTCTCGCAAGTTCAAGGGTATAACGAAAGGCAATATGTCGAGATTTCGGCAAGGTCTCCACACTTTCATCTTGTGGAACGTGGTCATCAAATAAAAGTGCCTTATCATTTTACATATAAAAACAAGATAACAGGCGAGAAGATCCGCAGGACATGGAAAAACGGAGGACAGATCAAGGGACGTGTAGAGGGCAAGTTCTTCTTGAAAAAAGCAAAGGACGACGAGCAAGAGCGTTTCCCGATGTTTGTATCGCAAATGGTTGATGAAATGATAAAAAAAGCGGGGTTTTAGGAGGTATTTATGAACTACACGCAATTAAAAGCAGGGTTGAACGCACACCTCCAAACCGTTTATCCGATGGTTTCGAACGACTCGCAGGCTTATGCCTACTATGGTCTTGAGATCGTCGAGGGATATGAAACACCGTGCTTTTTTACAAGGCTTGAGACGGGTGAAAGCCGTCCGGCAAACAAAAGCACACTATATCATAGATTGACATATTCCATCATGTATATCCCGACAGAGATTGACGAGATTGACCTGATGTCAAAGGTCGACACGATCAGGGAGCTTTTCGAGTTGGGTGTCACGATCGACACCGGCGAGGAAGTCAGGACTGTTGACTGTGTCGGTTTCGACTGGGGTTTTGGTGGAACGGAGAGAGATATTCTTGAGATCAGCGTCGAACTGGAATATCTATCAGACATAAGAAAGCCGGAGACGGCTGAAACAATGGCAGACGCAACAATCAATTTATCTTATGGAGGTATAAACGAATGAGTGGAATGCCGAGTATCACAGTTCGATTCATCGAGAAAGCCGCCACTGCTATATCACGTGGTCAGCGTGGTGTCGTAGGTCTTATCCTGCGTGGTGCAGTTCCGGCGACGAATCCTGCCGTCATAGTTACGGAGTCGGATATCATTTCGACATGGTCGAGCGCAAACAAGCAGTATTGCAAAGACGCTCTTGTCGGCTACGCAGAGAAACCTCGAAAAGTCCTTGCGTATTTCGTCGCAACGGACGCAGAGGACTACTCTGATGCGTTGACATATTTCTCAAAGAACTATGTCGACTATCTTGCAGTGCCGACAGTGGCAACAGACGAGTTGGGGAGCTCACTTGTGTCATGGGTTAAAAACGAGTGGCAGAACTTCAACTATATCACTGTCGTTCTCCCGGACACAACGGCAGATTTTGAGGGTGCGGTAAACTTTACCACCGACGACATCGTTGTCGGCTCAAACACCTACACATCGGAGCAGTATACACCGAGAATCGCAGGACTTCTCGCAGGCACACCGATGAACATGTCAGCTACTTATGCGGCACTCAATGAGGTCGATGATGTTGAAAAGCTGACAAAAGAGGAAAGAGATGCTGCAGTTAATGCAGGCAAGTTTATCCTCTACCATGACGGCGAAAAGGTCAAGGTAGGACGTGCGGTTACATCGTTCACCACGACATCATCAACAAAGGGTGAGTCGTTCAAGAAGATCAAGCTCGTTGATACAATGAGAATGATCTCAACCGATATCCGCAGGACTATCGAGGACTCCTACATCGGCAAATATCCGAACACCTACGACAACAAAGTCCTTTTGCTTTGTGCAATCAGGGCATACCTGGACGAGTTAGTGCGTGAGGAGATTGTCGGCGCAGGGTATACGATTGACGTCGATGTGGAGGCAAATGCGAACTATCTCACATCAAAAGGTATCGATGTATCGAAGATGACCGATGATGAGATCAAGAAAGCAAACACCGGAGACCATGTCTATCTTGTGGGACACATGTCCTTGATCGACACAATGGAAGATGTGGATATCCCCATCTACATTTGATAAGGAGGTGCTAAAAGATGGCAAAGGTTATCAAACCGGAAAGAGTCTTCAATGGCTCTTGGTCAAGTTTGTGGGTTGATGACGAGGAGATGGCAGAGGCTACTGCCTGCGAGGCAAAACTCACACTTGAAAAGACAGAAGTCAATCAGACGGGAACTCTTGCAAAAGGTTACAAAGTAACCGGCACTGATGGAAAAGGCTCGATCAAGATGAACAAGATTTCTTCTTACTTCATCAAGAAGATCGGCGACAACATCAAGAACGGTAAGACTACCGTTTGTCAGATTCGCTCGAAGATAGCTGATCCGGATGCGGTCGGTGCGGAGGATATCCTCTTGACCGGAGTTACGTTCGATGAGCTTGAGCTTGTGAACTGGGAGGCAAAGAAACTCCTTGAGGAGAATATCCCGTTTTCGTTCACTGGTTTCGAGGTTTTGGAATCTGTGGATCATTCTGCCGCAATGGCATAAAAACAAGACACTACCCCTGCCCCTTTTGGGGTGGGGGATATTTTGGGTATATTAGCAACCAACGAAAGGATGGATAGTTATGAATTTAGTAGACAAATTGATGAAAGCAGACGCTAAAAAGATTGATGAGAAAGCAACAGGAACATTCAAATCATATCAGCTTGCAAGAATACTCGGAGAGAGTGATCCGGTCGAGATCGAGTTACAGGAGATATCGTCCAGGAGACAGACCGAACTCATAGCAAGCGCAGTCAAAGACGATGGTGGAGTTGATGTT